TTGATTCAATACGGCAAACGATGCGGAAATAGTATATTGTGGCAGTTGCTGAGTAGTCATTGTACGTAATCTACCGGATCCACTCCGCTTAGTTTTTACATCCCAATGTTGCATTTTGCTTGAATCCCATGCAAACGTATTGATGTTAGGGAATTTTTTTAACTCTGCCATAATTACCACGTCCCCGCTGTTGATGTAAATTCACGATTATTATCTACTAAAAATTGACGTATGGTTTGACCGCCTGACGATTCAAGCCATCCCATAAACGACTGGGCATCCATAGCATTGACATGCACATGCACATCACCACCGTCCCCAGCTTTTGAAATACCTTCACCAATTTGTCCGAATACCTGTTCAGATAATGGAACGACTGCTTCAGGATAATTGCCTTCACCAATCTCTGCAAAGGTGCGTCCATATGCTAGGCCACCACTTGCCAACTTCAAATTTGGTACGAGTTTTTGCGGACCACTTCCAATGTCAAAACCTCCACCAATATTGCCAAGTCGTCCAGCTAGTGATGCAACAGAACTCATCGCAGCACCTGTAGCCGATGCAGCACTCCATGCAGCCATGCCGGCTGTAGCACTAGCGCCCCATGTAGCCATTGCCATTTGTTGTGCTAGTTGAGTTGCTAGCGGTAACTGAGCCTGTAATGCAGCATTATTCGCTGCAGCCGTTTGGCTAGCCATCATTTTACCGAAGATCATCTGTTGTAGTTGAGCCGCAATCCATTTAGCTACAGTATCCGCGATCGTTTTTAAAATAGCATTCCCAATATTTTGAAACGCTTTTTCTAAACTTTGCGTGCCCTGTATCAATTTAGATATACCCTCTTGCATACTATCAATGCCTGCATTCGCCATATCAAAGAACATCTGCTGACTATTAAAATGGCTATCCATAACCGCTTGTTGATACTCTTCAAGAAGCTGTTTTCGTAACTCATAATTTTGCTGAGTCGCTACATATTCATCAGTCAAAGCCTGCTGTAGTGCTTCAAAATTTTGTGTACGCATTGCTTCTTTTATCGCCCACTCTTCTTCGGCACTTGTACGGATTAAGTCAAGTCTTTGATTTTCAAAGTTTTCATTCATCGCCATTAATTCAGCATTTTCACGCTCTTTAAATGTAAGACGATTACCCTCTAATTCATACGGCGTGTTAGTATCTTGCAACATCTTAATGTATGCAGCCCTATCACGTTCCGTCATTTCAGCGAATTTATCAGATAATTCCTGATATTTATCTTTAATCGAATTAACCGCATCGTCTTGCTCTTTAGCTAACTTAGTTAGTGGCGATTGTGCCCCAGTTGAATCACGTTCAGCAGTATTGAAATTAAACGCAACATTCATGTCACGGATAGAGTTTTGTAATTCACGCAATCGTTTGGCCTCTTCATGCATCGCATCCTCACGCTTGCGGGCATACATTTCCATGATTTTTTGCTTATCCTCTTCATAGTGGATATTGTTTGCTTTAGATTTCTCTAACTCTTCAAGTTCCTTATCCCGCCATTGCTCCGCTAATTGAGCACGGGTCCCGAACACATCTGTCCACGATTCAAGGATTTGACGATGCAATCGCTCCGCCTCATCCTTGGCATCTTTTTGGCTACTACCACCTGACCCGCCTTTACCTCCGGAACCAGTTCCATAATCACCTGCCCCAGCACCAGCTCCACCAAACCCGACTTCACCACCTGAGGAAGGATTTAAAGCGTCACCAATATTACCGAACATATCTGCAGTATTATTGCCAAAATCTTCAGCCGCCTGTGCATCAATTAAATTTAATTCATCAATTTTACTTGCTGATGTATTAAATACAGACGCTATTTTTCCTGAGACAGCGTTAATGCCACGTATAAGCGCATTAATCATGCTGAGAATACCATTAATAGCCCATGTGACTGTATGGACGATTCCCATCCATATACTTTTCATAGTAGCACCAAAGCCATTAGTGGCAATTTCACTGGAAGCAAGTGCAGCAACTAATACAGCCAGAACAGCAACAACCAACCCAATCGGATTGGCTGCTAATACAGCATTAAATACGGCCATTGCCCCTGACGCCGCTAACGTCCTAACAGCATTTGCAGCTTGTGCAGCATTAAGAATCAATATGCCAGCTCTATATGCCCCCATAACTGCTGTGGTTGTTGCAATAGCTGTTCTTATTCCCAAAAATACAGCCCTTACTGTACCTGTTGTAGCCGCCCAAGCCTTTGTAACTGCATTTATAGTGGCGATTGCAGCCCCTTGTACGGTTATTGTGCTAGTAAATGCAGCCGCAGCAATGCGAGAAGCAACCATATATGTTGTAATTCCAGCAAATGTAGCAACTGCTGGAGGGCCAATAGCAACTAATACAGATCCAAAATTTTGCAATGCCTGTATATTTAATCTAACCGCAGTAGTAACCCAAGAAAATGCTCCTGATATGCCACTAATAGCAACACGGGCAACAGCTGCCAAGCCTTGAAATACCACACCAATCCCGTTTAATGCTTCTTTAAATTCACTGCCAGCCGTCATCTGTGTCAAACTTTCCAATACTGGTTGAAATGCCTGTATTGCTTGGTTTTGAATTGAATTTCCAACTTCCGCAAACGTCATAGGAAGTTCAGCAAATTTAGCGTTTGTTTCATCGGCACTATTAAACATTGCATTTTTAATAACATCTGCTGTAATTAAGCCTTGTGAGGACATTTCTTTTAGCTGGCCCATAGGTAAGCCCATTTCTTGTGAAATAGCTTGTGCTAATAATGGAGCATTTTCCATAATGGACCTAAATTCGTCCCCTTGTAACTTACCAGCTGCCATTGCTTGTGTAAGTTGATACATCGCAGAGGTTTGTTCTTCAATCGATGCACCGCCAATTTTAAATTGCTTATTCATCTGTTCAACGAAAGCTATTGTTTCATCATTTGAAGAAAATGCATCTTTTGCCAAGATTCCCAACTTACCAACAGCCCCAGCCATATCGAGATATGATCCACGAGTACGTTCGGCGGACGCATATACTTTGTCCATAATTTCAGCGGTGGACTGCGTCCCATCATTAATTAAGTTAATACGAGATTTAATTAGCGCATATTTATCACTTAATTCAGTACCAGCCCTTACAGCTTCTTTTGTTGCGGCTGCAACAGCTGTAATGCCAACTGCAGCACCAGCAATGGACAACCCCCTTGACATTTTTTCACCAAGTGAAGACAACTTTTTGCCAAGTACCTCATCAGCTTTTTGACCGACTCTATCAATAGCTTGCACAGCCCCAGCAGAAGTACCATTAATTTTGACATTAATTTGTTTATCTGCCATTATTCGATTTCACCCCCTCCCGATTCAATCCATTCACGTTTGAATTCTATTTCTTCTTTCATTCTGTCAAGCTCCGTAGGTGGATAAATATGTTTCATAAGATCCTCTACGGTAATTTTTTTGCCTTTAGCAATTTGCATATTAGCTAATAATGAAAAAAAGAATGCTTGAATACTATGCTCTCGCCTTGCTCTAGCCTCATAGCCCTCTAATAGCTTATAAAACTCCATAACCGATAATCGCTTATATTCCCAAGGTTTTAATTGCAGTACTCCATATGCATTCTTTTCATTGAATCGATACCACTCAAAAAAAGAGGGGGCATCAGCCCCCTCTATTAGTTTTTTTCGTTTAAAGCCTCCTCAGCTTCAATGTTTGCATTATCTTCCTCGGTGGCTTCCTCAGGGAACTCCTGATAATAAATCTTTTTACCCATAACGCCACTGGCGATGAGTGCTTTTTGTACAGTAATCATCAATTCATTGAAATTGAAGTCCGTATTGTTCATCATTTCCTGAATTTTTTCTTGATAGAATACCGAGGAACGTCGTTTGTAGTGCGCAAGCCCAATTTCAAAGGCAACCAATACCTCCGTCATACCTAAGCCTTCTGCAAGAATACGACCTATAGGCTTTTTCAATACAGCTTCTAGCTGTAAAATACGCCCAATATTAAAATAAATTTTTTCACCTTCGCCAAAGTATTCACATGGGATTCGTTTCATTATAAAAGCCTCCTGAGATTATAAATTAAACGGTTTTTAATTCAGACAATGGCCCATCACCGTTAAGGGTAATTTTACGAGTAGCCACATCATCATGTGCGCCAGTCGTAGAGTTATCTGTGATAGATGCCCAGCCTGTAACATATGATTTATCAGGATATTCGTATTTGATATGAATACGTTCATCATTCAAGAACGCCTGATATACGACTTTTAAAGTTTCATCGTTAAGCATCAAAATTGATTCAACTTCAGTGGACCATTCTTTCATGCCCGGTAATGTAGTTTTCCAACCACCTGTACCCTTATGAGAAGCGTCGATTGAGTCCGCTTTTAAATTCAAGTCGCCTGTTCTTTGACCGCCCAACAATTCCCATTTTGCACCGGTAGTTTCATCGGTACCAACATTGATGTAGATCAATATATTTTTACCCATAGCGACAAGAGATTTCTTGCTTTGCTTTAACGCAGTTAAATTTTTTGCTGGTTCTGGCATTAATATATATCCTCTCTTTCATTCAAATCAAAAAGGCGAGCCTCAATAGTATACTGAGTGCCCAATAATGGGCGTATACTATCATGGTCGCCTACTTTATTTACGACATGGAGATCAACGATTTGAAATCCACAATCTAATACGCATACATCTTCATTAAGCTCTCCACATGCTTTTCGAAACGCTAATAATATAGCGTCAACCTTATTTTCGAGATCAACTAATTGTGGATAACCTTTATCGAATTCTTTTGTGCCGGTTTTAGTCCAAGCTTCGAGATACAGCGTAACTTTTAAATGCACATCATCATCTTTTTGCTCTTGCCCCCGACCAATCATAACAACACCATTGGCTGTTACTCCAGCATTATGTGGAATTGTAAGCCCTAGCCGAGTATCAATACCTAAATCAGTGCCATTAAATACATCTTGTATACGTTGCATTAATTCATACCATTGCATATGTCACCCCCTAAATATTTCAACAGAGCGATAGCCCTTATATTCAGTAGGGTTGCCGGTTAACTGTTCAGGTGTGATACGAGATTCTAATTGCTTGATACGAGATTCATAATATTCTAATTTTTTAGAATAAAAATCATCTGTTGAGCCGCTATTGCTGTAAGAACCCGGTAATGCAAATGCTTTATTTACGCATACTTCACGATAGATATAAGCAAGCACTAATTCGTCGGTTGTAAAACTACGAATAATCTTATCCGGTTTTACACCTAATCGATTACCAAATGCATATAACCACTGTTCGGCCTTTCCAACAGTACTAGCCGTTACTTCATCACCTAGTAACTCATCATTAAATAGCTCCGCCATATCTTCAAATTTGTACAGCATACTTAAAACCCCTTATATATTAAATGTTATTGAATATTCGTCTTTAACTAACCCACGAGCCACATCATCCAAGGCATGGCCTGTATATTGTGAAAATATATTAATAATGTTTGGTATGTTATTTTCCAACGCATCATATAAGAATGGATCAGGTGCCGTTCCCGGATGAAATACACTCCGAGTAAACACGAACCCATTCCCACCACGAGGGACAAATCTTAATACCTTTTTGAATCGTGGATTAATCACATGAGCTGGAGTTCCCTCATGCACAAAAGGGCCATATTTCGCAACATCAATGTCAAGAAATACGACCCCTTGCATGCCACTATTAGAAATTTGATAATCAATCGCCTTTTCAAGATTACCTGTTCGAGAGGTAAATCTATGTTGTTCTTGCGCAGTTTCTCTCACATCTATAGTGCTTGCTTTTACAGCCTGACGAATACGCTTTTCAAATATAGCCCGGCTATTCATAGCAATTATTTTTTACCGGAACCCTTGCCGGAGGTTTTATCCTCAGGGCCATCATCCTTAGGCTCTTTGTCCTCAGGATCTTTGTCCGGAGGATTTTCATCCTTAGGCTCTTTGTCAGCCTTTGGGGTTGTATTTTTAGGTTCCTTTACAGGTTTATCTTCCACAACTTCATAGCCGTGCTCTTTAAACCATTCAATGTGGTTGGCATCCTCGGTGAAGCCTTCGCCATTCACAAATACAACTGAACCTGTTTGACCTGTATAATCAGGTACTGGAGATTTAATAATCGGCATAATTGACCTCCTTATTTAACCTTAATTTTACGGAATACGCCTGCTGCCTTAGATGCTTTTAATGCAACTGCAGCAACCATTTCGACCTCGCCTTTTTTAACTGCACCAGCGTTGGTGAAGTCAGGCAACCACAAATTAACCACATTATCGCCAGCCAAAGAAACACCGTGGAAGCCATCGATGCCAAGACGAGCAACATACAATGATGTTTCGCCCTGACCGTTAATGCCAATTACAGGATCATTGGAACCAGCTTTTGCACCCAGATCAACCAATGGGGTTACGCCATAGTATTCAACTTGTTGTCCGAATTCATTTAATTTAGTAGAGTACATTGCAGACCGACGAGCAACTGCACGAATTTTAGCAATCAATTTGGTATTACCCATAATTGCAGATGGTGTACCATCCAAGGCTAAAAGGAATTCATCAAGTTGATCAAGGAATGATTTGTAATTTGTATCAATAGCAGCGCTATCAGATAAATCGATTGCTGCTGTTGGTGTGTATTCAGTAGAGGAGCCTAAAAGCGCTTTATCTAAGCCATCAAACGCTTTAGAATTAACGCCTGAATCGCCATTGATAACCGTATCATTGAATAATGCAGCTGCAGCTTTTACCTTTTGCTCAATTTGCAAGGTAGTTTCATCAACAATACCGCCCATCTTAGCGATTACACGGTCGATATCAAAGGAACCGCCGAATACTTTCAAATCAACGGTATAACGTTTACGAGTAACAGATTGTGGCGTATATTCCGAATTAATGTCACGGAAATCTGCTGTAGGTTGAGTGAGTAAGCGAGTGTAGCCATATGTTAACGTGCCACCACCACCGGTAGGAGATACACAATCATCGAAAGTTAAGTTATCAAATAAAAAGGACGATTTGCGGAACTCATCAATAATCCCCATTTGCAAATCGTCTTGTACGTTAAGTTTTGCTTCAGCTAATGTAATTGCCATTAGTTAAATACCTCCATTAAATAAATTATTCACATTGTTGGGCTTCAATAGCTGCCGCTACAGCCCCTTTTAATCCAGCAGGCTTGTTGCCTTCCCCACCATTACCGGCGCCACCATTTCCTGAACCGCTTCCACGTTTTTGACTATCTTTAATCGCATAGTCTTTCCCTTTAAGCCATTCATCAACGCAATCATCAACAGTTCCGCTGGTCCCGTCAGATTTAACATATCCATAAGTGCCATCTTCATTGGCCTTAATTTTACTAACAATCAATTTGGAAAATTCTTTTGGATCCATCGCATTTCGCTTTGTTAAAGAATCTACAACTGCTGCAGTTATTTCGGATTGGATACGTTGTGCATCAGCATCTTCACGGGCTTTACGTTCGGCTTCTACGGAATCTTCTAAGGTTTTAATCCGTTCCTGCATGGCAACGATGCCGGCATCATCCTTAATCCCTGTGGAGTTAATTTTTTCTAACTTGCCTTGCGCCTCAGCAAGCAAACGTTCGGAGGCTTCTTTTGCCGCCTTAGCCGTTTTTGCCTCATCATTTTTGGCGTTAAATTGACTTTTGGATACATAATTCTCCCCATAATCCTTAGTCACCGCCTCTGCCTGCTCTTCTGTTAATCCTAACTTGATTAATTCCTCTTTTGTCATCTGTATGACCTCCTGTAAAATATACCTTTCCCACTTCGCTTTATTTTCGTGTGCCACACCACACGACTGCGGTCT